GTGGGCAACCCCCATCGCCTTTTGTTTTCGATAGGGGGGGCGGGTGGGTTGTCCAGCCCCGCCGCCGTCAGCTGAGCCCCTCTGCTCGCCGCTTTTATGGCAAAAAATCGCGTAAAAATAATTCGCCGCGTGCCCCGCCCCACTCTCCGGCGCGGTTTTGCTTCTGCATGATCTCATCTCTTCCGCCGGCCTCTCCCGCCGGATCGCCCAGGTGCGCAAGGATCCTCCCCGTGCCACCGCGCATCCCCGCAAGCCCTTATTTATCAACACTTTCCGCCCACGCCACCGCTCCGATATGATCAACTTTTCCCCTAAAAAATAAAAAAAAAGGAGCCGCCGGTCTTCCGGCAGCTCCCCGTGCTCCTGTGCGTCTGTCAGCCCTGCGTGTCGTCGGGCGGCTTGATATCATCCGTCACGGAGATGAAGCTCCCCGCGCTCGCCGCGTCGATGAGGCCTTCGCCGATGATGTAGGCGATGACGCCCGCGCCGGCCATGATCAGCGCGGTGATCTGCGTGGCCGTCTCCTCGCTTCCGCGGAAGAACAGCACCAGCATCCCGACGAAGTTGCAGATGGCAGCCCAGAATTTCCGGGAGGTCAGCTTGGATCTCCAGTCGATGATGGTCTTCATACTCATGCCCCTTTCAAGTCCCGCACGTTGTGCTGGAGTTCGCTCACCGCGCCCTCAAGGTAGTAGGTCCGCTCCACGATCTTGTTATGCGCCTCCACCCGGTCGCTCAAGGTTTTGATCTCCGTTTTGATGACGGCGATCTCCCCGTGGATCATTTGGTCGCTCAGTTCGGATTTTTTGTCCATCTGTGCGAGTGTCTGTCTGTTGGCCGCCAGCACGGTGATGATGGTTCCAACGATGCTGATTCCGCCCGTGATCATGGCAACCAGAACCGCGTCGCTCACGGGAGCCACCCCCTCAATCCTGCGCGTATGTCCATTACGGATCAGCTCCTTTCGTCGCGGCCATTCCGGCCTGATACAGCAGTCGTTCGATGCTGGCAACACGTTTTTCCAATGCCTGGAACATGGCGAAAGTGACCGCCGATGGGGGAGAGGCGGGCTGGTAGCTCTGCCCGGTATTAACCCCGGTAACCGCCGGCTCGGTCTCCGTCAGATACTCCGCCATGACCCAGCCTCTCACGCCCTCGTACTCGACCCGGTACCATACGATATCCGAACGATCCAGCACGGTCAACTTCGTACCGTTCGGGATTCTGGCTTTGACATTGCTGTCGGTGCTTTTCTTCGCCCGGAGATTCAGCACTCCGTTGTTTGGAGTTTTGACCCATGCATCCACGCGATCACCTCCATCCGTGTTTTGTCCTGTGTAGTCCACGTCCCGCAGTTTTCCCCAATGCGTCCAGCTTTTGCTCCACCTGTCCTCGCGCACTTTCATCCCGTTGGTCGATGCGTGGATGATGTGCGGAGGGTTGACGCTGACCACCAGCCCGATGTGGTAGAAGTCCCCTTCGCCGTCCGGGTATTTCGCCGTGTCCGCCGCCCGGTGCTTGAACACCGCCATGCCTGGGCGGAGCTGGTCTGCGTTGTGGATCTCGCCACGGTCGGAGAGGTACTTGCGCCAGATCGTATTGCTCCCGTGGGAGATGCTCGCGCCCTGGAGCCTGTAGGCCCGCACGAACATCCCGCTGCAGTCGATGCCGTTCCTGTCGTTGCTGCCGGGGGAGACATACGGCCAGCCGATACACTCCCGGAAGGATGCGATCAGCTTCTCCAGATTGAGCAGGCCCATTTACTCAGCCTCCTCGACCATATGCGAGGCGTAGTCGCTCCAATTGGTTGCGGCCTTGTATGCTTCGAGAATGCTGTGGTCTTCACTGTAGGGGACGTAGATCACGCAGTCGGACGCAATACCTGTGAACGCGTTTTTGTTGGCCAATGTCGGCGGAGTCGTTCCTTTGATGTGGTATTCGCTCACGGCCAAACATCCGTTGAATGCGTACTGGTTGATCTTCGTGACGCTTGACGGTACTGTTACCTTGACAAGGCTCCGGCAGTCTCTGAATGCGTTTGTGTCGATTACAACGGCACCGTCCGGGATTTCAGCCGTTTCCAGGTTGTAACAGGCGGAATATGCAGAATTGTAGATCGCCGTCACCGCGCTCTGGACGATGACCTCGCGCAGCGTATCGCACTGGTTGAACGTACTTGACTCGATGGCGTGTACGCCGGACGGCAGCACGACCTTTTTGAGGCTTTTGCAGGCGGAGAACCCGCTCGTTCTGATTGTAGTCACGCCCTTCGGGATCGTGACTTCCTCGATGCTTTCGCATCTCTGGAATACAGACCCTTCCAAACTGGTGATACCAGCAGGGACGGAGATCGTATTCGCCTGATAGCACTCGACGAATGCCGAGTTTTCTATCATCGTAACGGTCGCCGGAATCGTTACCGATTTCAGAGACTGGCATCCCGAGAATACGCTTGCTCCGATAGTTTCTATGCCGTTCGGCACCGTTGCAATTTCCAGCCCGTCGCACCTATTGAAGGTGTATTTCCTGAATGAGTCCGCCGTGGTTCCGCTGCCGATGTGGACCTTTCTGAATCTTGCGCTTTTGTACCGATATCCCGTGGTCGTCGATCCGGCGATCCCTTGGTTCGTCGTACCACCAAACGATATTGTCCCGCGCGTCACATCGAGCGTGATGTGATACATTCCACCGGATGCATAAGTATGATTGTGGTCGGCCCCTCCCGTTCCGCCGTATGTCTCCGGCGTGCTCCCGTCACCCCAGTCAAACGTGACTCCATCGCTGGCAGACTGATTCCATCGTACTGTTGCGACTCTCCTGTTTTCCGGCGCGTCCTCCGGGATTCCGATGATGATATGCGTTTTCCCGTCCGTCGGGATGACCACATTGCCCACATACACCGTCTGCTCCGGCATCGCCGTCAGCTGCTCCCGGATCTCCGCCAGCGTCCAGTTCCAGCCCTGCGAGGTCAGCGGGATCTCGTCACCGCTGTGATCCGGGTTGTCCGGGAGCGCGGAGAGGGCGTCCACTTCGCTCTGCGTGTAGGAGTCCACGATGGAGCCGTCGTAATCGATCAGCACCAGCCGCGCGTTGGGTTTGATCGTGCCGCCTCCGCCGCCTCCGCCGCCGCCCTGGTTCGTGCCGACCACCTTCTGCCCGTTGACATACGCCGTCTTTCCCTGCGCGATGTCAGCGGCCACAGCGGTCGCGTCCGTCGTATCGTCGAACTGCGCCAGCGGCCCCTCCTGCGTCGGCAGTTTGATCGCCGGGCAGTCCGGGAACACAGCGCCCATCAGCGCTACATTTTTCGCCATTGCTCTCCCTCCCTGTTACTGAATCGTGAGAACCTTTGTCGTGCTGTCCTGGCTCACCGAGGGCACGGTGAGTCCGCCCTGGATGCCCAGGATGCTCTTCCCCTGCAGGATGTTCCCGGCCACGCAGTCCGCCACCGCCGCCGGGGCCAGACCGACGCTGCCGCCGGTGGTGAAGCCAGCAGGGATCGTCACCGTCCCGCCTTTCGCGCTGATCGTGCCGCCGGTGCCGCCGTTGTTGGGCATCGAGCCGGTGTAGAGGGTGCCGTCCGCGTAGGCGGAACTGCCTTCCAGCAGCTTGTCGCCGCTGTCAAGCGTCGCGTCGCTTGTCTCCACGAATCGGGCCGTGCCGCCGCCCACCAGCGGGATATTGACCTCCGGGCAGTTGGCGTACTGCACGCCGTTGATGATGACCGTTCTCTGAGCCATTTTTCTCTCCTACCTTTCGTCAGCTGACGGTGATGACCCGTCCGTCCCATGTGATGTGGCCCCAATCCGGCGGCATCGGCGCCACCACGATCTCGGCGGTGACCGTCATGGGCACCGTCACCTCGCTCACGCTGAGCGTCATGGGGATCTCCAGCACCTGCGTGTCCATCCTCAAATCACCTCGTCGTGGAAGTTCTCCGTGACCTGCACATACGACTCGCCGGCCTTCCACCGGTTGCCGGCGACGTCCGTGAAGTTCAGCTGGATCGCCGCGCGTCCGACATGCAGCTGCCCGGAGATCTCCTGGGTCAGCTTCGCCAGCACCCGGTCCTCCTGGATGTCCAGGTCGCCGTCCGCCATCTCGATCTCGTCACCCCCGCTGATGATGGTCATCCACACGTGCGCCATCTCCCGCAGGTCGAAGGGCAGCTCCTGCTCGAAGGTGAACGTCAGCACCGGCGTCGTATACCTCGGGATCACGATCATCGCGCTCATGTCCATCCCTCCCGTCAGGTCATCTCGCAGCGCATGCCGTATATCTCGATGCTGTCGTTTGCCGCCGCCGCGCTCGGCGTGATCTGCACATGCGTGTAGTCAGGCCGCACGATGGTGTAGGTCGCGCCGCTCGACGGGTTCCTGATCTCGATGCTGAAGTCGCTGCCGGTCATACCGAAGACGCCGATATGCGGCACCACAATGGATCCGGTCACGACCTTCCCCGTCTTCACGAGGATAATCTCCGCATAGTAGCCGACCAAGTCGAACTTACATTCGACGGTCTTCGCCGTCGTGTCCGTGAAGCCGCTCACGCGGCAGAACCTCATCGACGTCCCGTTGATTTTGCGCATATAGCTCGTTGCCATTTGTCATCCCTCCCGTCAGCGCCTGGTCTCCGCCAGCCACAGCGTGAAGTCCACTCTGGGCGAGATCATCGTCCCCGTCACCGTCAGGCGGCCGTTCTCGGTGACCACACTCCAGCGGATGGACATCATGCCCTGGCCCACGTAATAGTTCACGACCTCCATGTTCTCCGTGATGCGCGCGTCCTCCACGGTCCACGGCAGCGTGACCAACCTGCCCTCGATCCACAGCAGCTGCCCAGCGGCCCCGATGTTGGCCCGGGCCTGCGCCTGCTGGGCCTCCGTCAGGCTCTGGGGGCTGATGGTCACCACGTCCCGCCGCAGCCGGTCTTTCAGGTTCTGGCCGTACAGGCATTCCGCCATAGGCGCCGCGCCGGCGCCGCCGAAGAACTCCAGCCCGTGCTCGCTGCAGGTGTAGCTCGGATTGATCGCCAGGCTGTGGGTCTCCGGGGAGAGCCGCACGGCGTAGATCCAGTCCGTGTCCGCCTCCCAGGCGCGCCCGGCGGCCTCCAGGGCCGCGATGTTCTCGACGCTGTAGGCCATGCGCTCGATCCGGCTGATCGCCTGCTGGGCGTCCAGGTTGATCTCGTCCGCCACCTCGCCCACGGCGCACAGCCCCCAGGGCAGGTACGCCATGGCGGTGCTCAGGTCCACCGTGCTCTCGCTGTAGAGCTGGAAGTCCCCCCTGTAGCCCCCCGTCCAGTCGCTCCAGGTCGGGTAGATGTAGGTGGTGGCGTCCCCGCCGGTCACCTGCACGAAGCCGTCCCCGGGCACGTTGAACAGCCCGCCGTTGGGCTGGATGCTCTGCCCCGCGCCGCCCTCCGGATCCGTCCAGCGCAGCGCCGTCCAGCTGCCGCCCACGCGGTAGCCGTACTGCTCGCTGTAGCGCGTCACCCGCGCCCGGGCCGTCTGGGTGTCGTAGAGGTTCCAGCCGGTGGCCGTCAGGCTCTGCGGCGCGGCGGGGGTGATGGTCCCCCGGTCCTCCTTCACGTACTCCACGCGGATGTGGTCCCCGCTCGCCGGCGTCCCCGTCACGGTGATGCCGTACAGGGCCGGGTCCGCGCTCCAGTCCGTCGTGTAGTAGAAGTCCATCGTGCAGCTCTCGTCCACGGTGGCGCGCCACGCGGCGGCGTCCAGCGCGGCCTCGATGGGCTCCGTCCGCGGGATCGCCTCCACCGTCATCTCCAGCACCTCTTCCACGACCCCCGTGTGGTCCATCCGGCCCCGGACGCTGATCAGCGTGGCCGCGCCGTCGCTGATGGACGCGCCCCCGCCCGTGGTCCGCAGCGTGAAGGCGCCCTCGATCTCCTGGTTGTCGTCCGTCAGCAGCTGCTGGGCGTTCTGCACCTCGGTCACGGTCACGCCCCCGCTGCCGTCCGGCAGGGCGCCGTTCACGCTCTTCACCGCGGCGGCGTTCAGGGCGCGCAGGGCGTCACCCGCGGCCTTGGCGTCCGCGGCTTTGCCGGCGCCCGCCAGGGTCGCGTCCACGTCGGAGCGGGGCAGCAGGCCCAGCAGCGCGTCGCTGATGGGGGTGCTGTCCGTATCGCTCACGGGGATCTCCTCGCCCGTGCGCTCCAGCATGTCCGCCACGGTGGCTGTCTGCCCGGCCCCCGCGGGGATGTCCGCGGCCGTCTTCCCGTCGATGCGCGTAACGGCGTCGCTCAGTGTCTCCGTGCCGCCGCTGGTCACGTCGATGTCCTCGCCTGTCACGATGATCAGGCCCTGCGCATCCGCGCTCTGGCCGTTCACGCGGATCGCGGTCTGCACCTCGCTCCGGTCGGCCTTCAGCGCCAGAGCGTCGCCAACAGCCTTCGCGTCCGCGGCCTCGCCCTCGATGCTCAGGCTGTCATCGATCGGCACCGTCATCACGCTCACCGCGTCCACGCCCATGGTGATCCGGGTGTTCAGTTCATCAGCCATATCTCATTCCCCCCGTCAGATGTCCGCCTGCACGGCCAGCAGCGTCATCGGCAGCAGCTTGCCCTGCCCGTCGATGCCGGGCGTGCGCACAATATCGCCGTCAACGATCCGGCCGTTCTCGTCATAGTAAGGATGCACCACGAAGCGCACCTCCCAGGTGTAGGCGCCCGGGTCGAGCTCGTCCGTGTCATTGTTACGCAGCTGCACCAGCGCCACGCCGTTGCCCAGCTCCTGATTGTCCAGGGCATAGATCCGCTCGATCACGATCTGCCCGGCAGCGTTGCGCACGGTGAATACCGCCCGGTCGTCCGCCGTGAAGGCCACGCCGTCCGTCCGCTCGCCGGCGATCTCAAAGGCGCCGGTGTCTCCCACGTTCATCTCGATCAGGCCCGTCTCCTCGTCAACCCGAAACATTATCCGTCACCTCCTCAGCCCTGCGGTGATCAGCCGCTCGCTCTCCTGCCGCACGGAGAAGAGCGCGCAGTATTCCGTGAAGACCTTCTTCTCCCCGTAGTCCACGCTGGTGATCTCCTCCGTCAGGTTCTCGTTCTCATACAGCAGGTCGAAGACGCTGCGCATCGTGGCCTCCGGATCCTCGATGTACAGGAAGATCACGCCCGACGCGGCCTCCGCCGCGTAGGCGTTGGGGATCACGGTCTGTCCGTCCCCCAGGGTGATGTATCTGTCCATGGGGCCTCCTTTCTCAGGCGTCCCCGCCGTCCCCGTCCGGCTTCGTCAGCTCGTCGTAGACCTCGGAGAGCAGCTGCAGGCACGCGGCCAGCAGGTTGATATTGTGCTTGGTGGGCTGGATCTCCAGCCGCTGGATCATGGCGTAGACCTTGCCCAGTTTTTCCTCCATGGTTTTCTCCTCTCTTATCTCGCCCACAGGTAGAAGGTCGCGCTCGGCGCCAGGGCGGCGCTGAGGGTGCAGGTGCAGGTGTAGGTGCGGCTCTGCTCGCTGTAGGCGCCCCTGGTCATGGTGACCCGCGTCTCGGCGTTCCTCGCGGCGTTCCAGCCGTTCTGGTAGGCCGGATTCGCCACCCGCGCCACGACCGTGGCCACCGCGTTTTTGATGTAGGCGTAGTCGTTGTCCGCGCTCACCGTGTACGCGTGGGACGAGGTCGTCCCCACGTTGTACGCCGGGTGCGCGATGGTCATGGTGTCGCTCGATGTGTTCGCTTCCGGCCAGCCCAGCTCGTCCGCCGCCGCGTGCCAGCCGTTGTTGTACCGGCTCTGCGCGTTCACGGTGAAGGTGGCCCCGGTGTTGTAGAGGGTCTCGTCGTCCGAGCCCTCGTAGTACCGGATCCGCCCGTTGTAGGTGTTCGGGTTCGTGGAGTCCCAGCTCCCCGCCGCCGCCACGCCGAGCAGCTGGGTGCTGTACCCCTGGGGTTGCGCCGTGACGGTCAGCCTGCCCTGGCTCCATGCGTAGCCAATGCTGGTCACGGCCCGGCTAAAAGTCCCGATGTCCTCCCAGGTGGGGGACGAATCGCTGGCTCCCAGCCGGTAGGCCTGCAGCGTGTAGGTATTGCCGTTCTGCACGATCTGCAAGCCTTTGATGGCCTTGTGCACGTTGTTGCTGAGGTTGATGTAAGTGTTGCCGTGGGCGTCCGTGCCGCTCTTCACCAGGCAGCTGCCATTGAAGGCCACGCTTCCGTTGGCTGTGATGGCGTTGGTGGTTAGCGTTCCAAGTGTGGCGATCTTCGCTGCAATGCTCTCCGCGGTGAACTCGCTGGCGTTCAGCTTGCCTTCGATCACCGTGGTCGATTTCGTGTTGCCGATGTACACATGATTGGCGTTGATTCGTGCCTCGCTCTCGCCGGTTGAGCTATTGATCGCCAGGGCAATGCTTGCAGGTATGATTTCGGGATCGTCACCATCCGTCACGACGAGGTCGATTCTATTCCCAAGCGATTCGATCCTGGATGTAAGCCCGGTTCCTTCGTCGTAAACTTCCGAGTACAGTCCATAAACAGTATTCCGCAGAACGGAGAAACTTCCTTCCGAATCGTATACTTCGTGGGTAAGCCCCTCGACTGTATTCCGCAGAACGGAGAAGCTGCCTTCCGAATCGTATACCTCGTGCGAAAGCCCATCGACTGTATTCCGCAAAACAGAGAAGCTTCCTTCAGAATCGTATACTTCGTGCGAAAGCCCGTCAACCGTGTTCCGAAGAACGGAGAAACTTCCTTCCGAATCGTATACTTCGTGTGACAGCCCATCGACCGTGTTCTTCAAGACAGAGAATCTGCCGTCCGTGCCATAGACTTCATGTGTAAGCCCATCAACGGTGTTTTGCAGTCTGGAGAATCTTCCGGTCGAATCGTACACTTCATGGTACAGTCCGTCCGCAGTATTTTGCAGTCTGGAGAATCGCCCGGTCGAATCGTACACCTCATGGTACAGCCCATCCGCGGTGTTCTGAAGCCTGGAGAATCGCCCGGTGGAATCATACACTTCATGGTACAACCCATTGACCGTGTTCCTGAGTACGGAGAAGCGACCGTCCGTGTCGTACACTTCGTGCCGCAGGCCCTCGACGGTATTGCTTAGTACGCTGAAGCGACCGTCGCTGTCGTACACCTCATGGAAGAGGCCCTCGACACCGACGTAGAAGTGATACAGTTCCTGACTGTTCCTCAGTCCACCCGACCCGCTGTTGTACTTCCGTCTTCCGACCTTTGCTACAGGCTCCCGCTTCTCGTTTCCGCCCGCGCCGATTGTCACCTTCGGAGCGCCCTTCCACGTCATGGTGGCGGAGTTGACCGGGCTTTGGAAGTCCTTTCCATCTCTGCTGACGGTGATGATGTCGCCAGCCTCAATCGACCAGTCCGCGAAGGTTTCCGCCTCCATCGGATGGTAGCGCGGCGCGGCGTTGAGGCGGTTGTAGATCGGGGCCAGCGACGCGCCTGTGATATCCTTTTTTGCCATCATCTCACCCCTCTCAGCAGCGGGTTGTCCTGGATCAGGTACTCCTCTCCGCCTGTTCCGGTCGTGTTCTCATAGCTGCCGTCGGAACTGCGGTTGTTCAGTTTGGTAACCTTCTTTGTCTGATACCAGTACGGGTCGAAGGTCACGTAGTCGGTTTCCGAGAATTTCTGCGATGTGGTCCGCAGCCAGTCCAGCACCACCTGTCCGTCCCGGTTGATGCGGATGTTCGCCCCGGCTGCCTCGCCGATCCATTGGAGCACCTCGCGCATCGTCGCGTTCTCAAAGTCCTCCAGATCCTCCGGGATGACCGCCGTGCTGTTGATGAACACGTTTGTTTTGTACGGCACGCCCACATACTCGCAGATCCGGGTGAACAGCGTCCCGATGGTGGCCGGGTAGGTAATGCGCAGGTCGGCAGCTGACGGCATGTCCTGATCGAACTTGAGCATGAAGTCATTGCACGTCATGTCGATCTGGATAACGTCCGGCGTCTTCGGCCTTTCCGCCGTGAACCAGCCAAGCGGGACAAACTCGTACCGTTCCCTCTCCCCGCCCTCGTAGATGAACAGGATGCGGCTGCTTTTGTTGTAGAACATCCCCTTGCCCGTCCATCCCTTGCTCTTGTTGCGCATGAAGGCGTTGACCGGGTTCTTGTCCGTGATGTTTGCCCCGCTGGCATCGTTGTAGACTGCGAATCTCCCGTCATCGCTGAATGCCCACACCTTGCCGTCGTAGCCGAGCAGGCTCTTCACGGCGAAACTGGGCTGTACGGATACGGCGCGGTTATTGCGGTACAGGTACGGCGCGGAGGTTGCACCCGTCCAGGTGGACAGATTTGTGGTCACGGTCACGCCCTCGACCTGCTGGTAGGTATCGGTTCCGATCAGCACGCCGATGGTACACAGGAAATCCCCGAAGGCGTAATTATTCAGCAGGCGGTCATCGTTGAACAGGGAGAAGGACACCTCGTTGGAAGGCGTCTGTCCGATGGCGAGATCCTCATCCAGATTGAAGTAATCCCGGAACTCGATGCCGTTCTCCACGTTGATATCATCGCTGGTAAACACGCAGTCCGGGAATATCAGCAGGGCTTTCTGCGGGTTCCCGTCCGCCACCGCCTTGTGGAATGCGCTGCTTGCGTTGTACATCGGTTCCCTCCCTACCGGAACAGGATGTCTGTCCCCCTCTTCACGATTCGCTTGACCTGCTTGACGGATAGCCCAAACTCCTCCGCAAGCGGTTCGTAGCAGATGCCGTCAATCAGCCGCCGCTTGAGGATTGCACGGTTCCGCTGTGCATGACCGCCGACGATTCGCTCATTGATGGCTCCCTCGATCATGCTTCTTGTGGCATTATCTGGAAGTTTCATTCCTGCGCGGCGCTCCGCTGTGTTTCGACCCGCTGTTGCTGCTTCGCACCACACCCGTGCCGCCGCATGTGCCGCATGGCTTATACGATCCGTTCCCGCCGGAGCCTCTGCGGACGCGGATTCTGATGGTCTGCTTTGCCATATCTGTCACCGCCTGTCGTTGACTTCGCACTCTTCCGGCTCTCTGTTGTAGATGTCGCCGTCGTTGCCGATGAAGTTATTGATGCCTTCCTTGTTGTCCTGCGTGATGACCACGTCCTGGAACTGGCTTTCGTAGATGATCCACCCGACGTTCGTGCCTACGAGGCAGAGGACGAGGAGCAGAATGGCGATCCACAGGCGCTTGTTGCTCCGCTCCATTCTGCTCATGTCGCCCTCATGCACGTAGTACGGTATCATCGCCGGGAATCCCCGTCTGTCCATACGTCACCTCATTCGGAGACTTCTTCGGGAGGACGGATCTGCTTCTCCTCCATCTCCTTGTTGTACTGCATCGTGCTGATTCCCAGCAGAGCGCCCAGGAATGCGTCGATAGCCGTCAGGGTGCCGACGACCTCCTCCGCCAGAGGCAGTTTCCATATTTTAGCAAGCGCATAATACAGCGTGCCGATGGCAGGGATAACGATCTGCGCGATAAACTTCAGTACGTCAAATGTGCGGTTGCTCATCTTCATTTGCATACCCCTCCTTATCGTTCAATCAGATAGTCAGTCATTTCGTGTTGACTGTCCTTCAGTTTATCAATTGAGTTCCCGTTGATCTCATGACTGAGCAGCGCGAGGATGCCACGGCACACGACCTTGTTCCCGTCCTCCATTGCTTTCAGCCTTTTGTTGTCGTTGTCGAGCTTCGTATCAACATCCTGCCGCCATTGGGCGAACTCGTCTGCCGGTCGTTTCCATTCGCGCCATGTGCGGGCCGCGTTTCCAATGAGGACAATTGCCCCCAGCAGAACACCCAACACAATGACGAAGTCCTTGATCTGCGTCAGCGTTATGTTCTCCATTGGTTTCATCCCTTTCTGCCGCCTCATCCGAGGTCATCGTTCGTTGTGTCCGGGTTCTTCCATGTCAGCTTGAGCCTGTCCCGCTCCATCGCGGCGAGGATTGCCTTCTCGTAAACGGAATTGCGGGTATACGCCCACACATTGAGCAGCATCACGCCCGAAGCAATCAGTCCCAGATAGACCGCCGCGTCCACGGCAAGGGGCTGGATGACGCAGATGACGCTCACCCACGCCATGTACAGCCCCCAGAAGACCGCCGTCCACCGGGCCAGCCATTTCGAGAACTGCTGCTTCGGGTCGATCCGCTTCTCACCCATCGTTCTCTTCCTTCTTCGCTGTCAGTCTTGCGACGATTGCCTCCAGGCTCTGCACCCGTTTCTCCAGCGCCTGGAACATGGCCGGAGTGACCGTCTGAGCGCCGGGCGTCGCGGTCTGTTCTGCCGGCTCCGTCTCGGTCAGGTACTCCGCCATGACCCAGCCAGTAACACCCTCGTACTCCACCTGATACCATTCGATATCCGAACGATCCAGCACGGTCAGTTTCGTCCCGTTCGGAATCCGCGCCTTGACATTGCTGTCGGTGCTTTTCCGCGCCCGGAGATTCAGCACCCCGTTGTTTGGAGTTTTTACCCACGCGTCCACGCGATCACCTCCATCCATGTTTTGTCCTGTGTAGTCCACATCCTTCAGTTTGCCCCAATGCGTCCAGCTTTTGCTCCACCTGTCCTCGCGCACCTTCATCCCGTTGGTCGATGCGTGGATGATATGTGGAGGGTTCACAGATACAACCAGCCCGATGTGATAATAATCCCCCTGCCCGTCCGGGTACTTCGCCGTGTTCGCGTCCCGGTGCTTGAACACCGCCATGCCGGGGCGGAGCTGGTCGGCGCTGTGGATCTCGCCCTTGTCGGACAGGTAGCGCCGCCAGATGGCATTGGAGCCGTGGTAGATGCTCGCACCCTGGAGCCTGTAGGCCCGCACGAACATCCCGCTGCAGTCGATCCCGTTCCGGTCGTTGCTGCCGGGGGAGACATACGGCCAGCCCAGCGCCTCGCGGAATGAGGCGATCAGGCGGGTGAGGTTAATCATGGAGGATCACCTCGTCACTCCGCCGCAGTCTGCGCAGTCCACTGCTCATGGGTCAGGATGGTCATGCTGGCGGATTCGGTGATCATGCAGTCCACGAAGTCCGTGCCAGCGCTCTGCCCGTATGCATACGCGCCAAGGTAGGCGTGGTAGCTCTGGAGCGCGGCCTCATACGAATCTTTGACAACGATACCCTTGTCCCATGTGCCATTGGTGCGCTTGATCTGGTGCAGGAAGAATTTTGTCTCATTCATTGTGGTTTACCTCCATTTCTTTTGTCGGTTGGGTTGTGGTCGGTTGGTTCGTTAAACTCGAAATTCACGTGGCAAACCATCCTGACAGCAAGCAATGTTGCCACAAGCGCGACATATGCCAGCACCGGCATGGCATTTGGCGGATAAGTGCTGGTATCATATTACAACTCTGTCCACATAATAGTATTCAACCGAGAAAGACGTTACGGTCTGTGCGCTGCCTGTCAGAAAGAATATATTCCCGTACTGACCCTTAATTAATGATAACGGAAGTTGTGCTCCTGTCCATCCACGGAGATTGACCGCAACAACATATGCCGAATTCGATATGCCCACGCCTTCCGATGTGTCGATCTCGGCATAACCGCTTGACGGTATAGTTATATTGGAATAGCTTTTAATAATGCGATGGATTGGCGTCATATTGCTGTTTAACGTCGCAACCTGCCCCTGCAGATCATTCAGCCCGCCGCTCGTATCCGCCGCCAGATTGCTGGTACTCAGCGCCGCGTTTGTGCCGATGGCCGCGGTCGCTTTGTACAGCCCGTCCGCAAGGTTCCCGTGGTTGCGCACGTACACAAACTTACCGGACGCAATCGCCGCGTGGGTGTTGCCGTTTGCCACGATGGCAAGATCTGCATCGGCCGTTGCCCCGATGTTCTTGCGTACCTGCTTCTGCTGCGCAGTTGTCAGCGACTGACCGGAGATGGTCACCACGTCGGTGCGCAGTTTGTCCACCAGATTGTGGCCGTACAGCGTCTGGACCATCGGCGCGACCGTCCCGCCCTGCACGACCTCCATACCGTGGTCGTAGGCGGCATACGTGTTCGCCAGCGTGAAGGCGTAGGTCACGGGTTCCTCGCGCACGGTGTAGATGTAGTTCTCATCCACCTCGTAATCGCGCCCGGAAGCCTTGACCGTCGCAAGGTTCTGCGCATTGTACGCCAGACGGGTGATCCGGCTGGTCGCAACGCCCATGCCAAAGTCGATCTCGTCCGAGATGCCGCCGACCTGCATCAGCCCGTCCGGGAAGTTCGCCATCGGGCCGGAGAGGTTGATGGTGCTCTCTGAGTAGGCCATGAAGTCGCCCTGATACCCGGCAGTCCAGTCGCTCCAGGTCATCAGGATGTAGGTTGTCGTGCTGTTGCCGCCGGTCACCCACACATAACCGTCACCCGGCACGGTGAATCGACCGCTCACCGGCGTGATTGGTGTCTTGGAACCGTTCAGCGTTGCGCTGTACTGGAGTGCGGAGTAAGCGCCGCCAACCATGAAGCCCCAGGTTTCGCTGTAGCGCTTCACATGCGCATATCCGAGCGTGTTGTCGTAAAGGTTCCATCCGGTCGAGATGAACGCGGACGGGTTGGAAACCGTGATGGTTCCCCGTTCTTCCTTTACATAGACGATTGTAATTTTGTCGCCTGCAACGGGCGTGCCGGTCACAGTCACGCCGTACAGAGACGGGTTCGCGCTCCATGCGTTGGTGTAGGTCAGCACGGTGGTCCCGCTGGCCGGAACGTATGCGACGAAAGTGTCCCGATCAATGGTCGCCTCGATTGGCGTTTCGCCCTCGTCCCGTGTCGCAAGCGTCACATCCATTGTGAGGCTCTCCGACGCGTATCCGGTGTGCACGCGCCGCCCGTACATGAACAGCAGCTGCGCGTCACCGTCCTGCAGGCTTGCGTCGCCGCCCGTTGTGCGGAAGGTGTATTCGCCCGTTGACTGCTGCGCGTCATCCGTCACGATCTGGCGTGCAAACGGCACTTCGTTCAGCGTGACGCTCCCGTCCGCGCCGGGTTCGATTCCGTTCACACTCCTGATGCGCTTGGACACCTCCGCGTCCAGAATCGCGGAATTGTAGTTGATGTCCGCAACATCTGCGAAGTCGGTTTCTGCCGGAAGCCGCAGTCCGAGCTTGTCTGTCGTTTCCATCCTGTCTCCCCTTTCTTCCTTTATTCAGTCCTTTTCCACACGTACACGACCGGGGCGTAGAACCTGTGCGACCATGTGTCCGTCCCAGCGCCTGCCCATGTGTGCTTCTTCATCTCGCCCCATGTCATCCGGCTCTCTCTGATCAGCGACCAAGTGCCGAATCCGAGGATGGATGCCGGGTTTGTGTTCTCGTAGGTGCTGTACAGGCTCCCGACCCGGAAGAGCGTTCCAGCGATTGGTTCACCAGCTGCGTTGTGCGCTGTCACGCCGTCCGGCAGCAGCCCTGCCGTCACGGTGTCGCCCGTCAGGTCGATCAGCACCCGTCCGTCAGCTAACGCTACTTTGTTGACATACGGGTTGCTTGCCATCCATCCTCACCACCCATCAGGCGGCGGGGGCAGCGGTTCCGATGGTAACGGTCTTCCCGCCAGCGGCATTGTCTGTTTCCACCACCGCGATGGCAGCCACGGAAACCTGCGTGAAGTAATTGTAGTCGCCCTTGTCGCTGGGCTGGATGGTCTGCGCGGTCATGTATGGCGTCACGGAGAGAGCCGTCGCCTTGACGTCCTCCGAGCCGCTCATCGTGCCCTCCACGCCCAGGATCGTCACGCCCTGGCGGATGTTGTCCGCGATCAGTTTTGCCTGCTCCGCGCCTGCGATTGCCACCGAGCCACTGCCGTCGTGGTAGCC